GCGTACAGCTCAACGACGACGTTGCACACCATGTTTGCGAAGTTCAGATCAAGGGGCGCGCTCCGCTTCCGTGGACGCGCCATGACGTACCCGGTCTGATCGGCAGCCACGCCCGGGAACCGGAAGCGAAGAGGCTTCTCAATGTCCCCGGGCATGAACGCTGCTTGCAGATTCACGAGCGCCTGAGTGAACTCCTCACGCGTGCTGCCGTAGACCTCAAGGGTCACGGTCACCGTTCGGCCGTTCATGTAGTCGTCACCCGCGTACAAGCCGTGACGCTGCACAAGAGTCAAGTCAGATGACCGGATCTCCGGCAGCGTCAGCAACCCGTCAACGGCAACGATGGAAACGGCGGAGTCGGGTTCCCCCATGACGAGCCCGTTGTATTCACACGTCCAGTCGTTCAGCTCCGCCATTCCATCCCCCTCTTATGCCTACTCTTGAGAGTGGGCTTGCCTATGCCGGCGACGTACGCAGCGCCCATGCGACTTCACGTCCAATCGCGAACGGGTCCGCGTTGGTCTGCACGTTGACCGTGACTCCGCTACCGCCGGAAAGGCTGTGGTTCGGGACGACGCGGGAACCGTTCGGAAGAAAGACCTCTTCGGGTCCACGCTCACCGACACGGACCATGCCGGAAGCCGGACCACCCATAGCGCGAATCTTCGGAATGGGGCTGTCCGGCAGATCAATGCTGAGCTTGCCCCAACCCAGCTTGTTCGGGATTGCCCAGTTGAGAAGGTCAATCACTCCGTTGATCGCACCCTTTGCAGCGCGACCGACAGCGGAAGCGAGCGACGACGCGAACCCGCCCAGCTTGCTGAGCCCGTTCTTGATTCCGTCAATGACGTAACCACCGATGGACTTGCCCGCGTTGAGGATTGACTTGCCCGCGCTCAGGATTCGACCGGGGAGCGAAGTCACGAAATTGACCACAGCGTCAAGCGCGTTCTTTGCGAAGTTCTTGACGGTCGTGAACGCGGTCTTCGTCGCGCCAACGATCTTGTCCCAATGCTTGATGATCAAGCCCGGTCCCGTGAAGTTCAGGAAGAGATCCTTGAGCCATCCGAAGATTTTCTTGACCCAATCCCAAACCCACTGAAACGCGTCAAGAGTCCATTGCTTGATCGTGTCCCAGTTCTGCCAGATGATCACGGCAAGCGCGACGATCGCGGCAATGATCAGCGCAATGGGACCCATGGCAATGAGCCACGCGGCAGCCATGCGGGCAGCCTGAATGAGCGACTGAGCGCCCATGAGAACCCACTGACCGACGATCACGGCACCGGAGATCACGGCTCGTGCTGCCGCTGCTATCCATCCCCCGATCGTTGACCACGACGCTGCCACCTGAGTTGCTGCACTCGTGACCGACGCACCTGCCGTTGTTACCCAACCCGTGACCACTCCGGCAGCGGTAATGCCTTGCTGTACGAGCCACTGAATCAGCGCGGGGAGAATCAGGGTCGTGATCAGACCGGCGATAATCCCGAACGTCGTGCTGTGCTGACTGATGAACGACGCGGTTGTCTGAATGGCCGTGCCAACCCAAGACAGCTTGTCGGCAAACGCCGATACCGCCGGGATGACCGTTCCGCCCAGGAAGTCAACAAGGTCTTGCTGTAGCCCACGACTGAACGCCTTGAGCTTCGTGGCCGCGTTGTCGTGCATGGTGTCGCCGGCCTTCTTGGCAGCACCGTCAACCTTGCCCAGGTCGTCAACAGCCTTCGAAGGGTCAAGCGCGAAAAGCGCGTCTTGCATGTCTTCTGCCTGAGTGCCGAAAAGCTTCACTGCGAGAGCGGAGCGTTCGGCAGGGTCCTTGACGTTTCGCAACCCGTCAAGCGTCTGATCAAGCGCCTTAGCGGCAGCCGGACCACCTTCGGCAATGGCCTTCGTCATGTCCTTGCCGTTAAGACCAATGGCCTTGTACGACTCGTTTACCTGATCGCCACCCGCGCGGACGATAAGGCCGAACTCCTTGAGCGAGTCAGCGACAAGGTCAGCGTCACGAGCGCCACCCTTGAGACCCTGAGACAGAAGCCCCATGGCAGTCTTGCCGTCAAGCCCCAAACCCTTGAACTGAACGCCGTACTCATTGAAGGTGTCAAGCAAGTCTTCCGACTTGTTCGCGCCTTCCTGAGCACCCTTCGTCAGAATGTCGAAAGCCTCAGTGGCGTTCTTCGCCAACCCGGTCTTGAGCATCTGCCCGACCGCGTTAGAAGTCGGACCGACTTCGTCACCCAGGACCGATGCAACGTCCATGGCTTGCTTGGAAATGTTCGCCATTTCGTCAGCGGTAGCCCCGGCGGGAACAAGCCCCTGTTGCCAAAGATTCTTGAGCGCTTCGTTCGCGTCGGCCACGGATTCCCCGTAACCGGACGAGTACACGGCTCCGGCAGCCTCACCCAGCTTCTTAGCCTCAGCGGGTGTCGCGCCCAACTGAGCGGCAAGAAGGTCGTTGTCCGCACCCTGTTGCAACGCCTCAGCAATGCCCATGCCGATACCGGCAGCGATAGCACCACCGGCAGCAAGCGCGAGACCGGACGCGACTTCACCGAACTTACTGACTTCCTGCCCGGCTTCGTCAAGCGTCTGAGACAGTTCTTCCGCGTCGCCAATGAGTGTGATCTTGATCGGATCAGCCACAGCGCACCCCCTACGTCATGACGGGAGTACGGCGCTCCCCATTGCTGCCGGAAGGCCGGCCACGTCCCCCGCGCTGAGTGCGCTTGTGCTCTTTCTCCTGAGCCTCAATGTCGTCACTCATTTGTTCCACCAACGCGCGAAAGTCCCTCAGCTCAAGGGACTGCACGTCGCGCCACGTAAGCCCCTTGAAGTGGCCTATGAGACGCGCGCACATCACTACGCGTTGGGCGCGGTAGGGTCCGCCTTGACCTTGCCCTTGAACTCAATGCGAAGGTTCTTCGCGTCCTCAAGCGTGAACTCAGGGTTCTTCCGCTTCTTGACCACGTACGCCATGGCAAGGATGAGCTTGCCCTTCTTGGCTCCGGCCTTCGCCATGCCGTCAAGCGGACCGTCAATGATCTCTTCGATCTCGCAAATCTCGCCAACGGTAAGGCTGTCCATCTGAAGAGACAGAACGTCGTCGGCAACAGGCTTCGGCTTCTGAGCGGGCATATCAACTCTCCAAGTATTCGCGAACGATCTGAGATATCAGCCGCTCGTACGTAGCGCTGACCGCCTGAGACTTCCGGGCCATTGCGCGGTAAAGGAATCGGTTCGGGCGAATGTTCCGCTTCCGGTAACCGAAGTGAATTGCGGCAGCGTAGGGAACACGGGACGCTGAGCCCGCTTTAATGGCCACCGACTTCTGAGAAGCGACGACCTTAACGCTCTTGTCGAGTTTCCCCGGACGGTACTTCTTGGACGACTTAGCGTCCCGGTGACCGTCCGGGGACTCACGCACAGCAGCGGGAAGGACAAGTTCACCGGCCTTCTTGTTCGCTCCCCGGATCGTCTTGTTCAGCTCCTTGTCCCGTAGCTGTCGCACGTTCCGCTGAAACTGACGGAGACCGTCAACCTGAACTGTGAAGTTGCTACGGGACACGAGCGGACTCCTTACGGCGTGGCCGGCTCCGGCTCCGTGTACGTGACCTTGATTGCGGCAACACCCTCAGTGCCCGGGTCAAGGATTCGGAACGGCAGGTTGTGAACGGTCAGCTCGTCAACGGAAGACTCCGGGGACTCACCGGTGAACTGAACAGCCGGCGCTTCCACCTTGAGCGAAGTCCCGGGAATCAGGCCGGACATGTTGACCACGAGCCCGCACAGCTCACCCGCAACGAAGGCTTCGTACAGCCCCAGCGAGTCAACCGAGAACTCACCCTCAAGGCTGCCTTCGTAAGTCGGCATGGCGTTGCGAACGGGCTTCTCCTTGAGCGCGTTCCCCCGCAGAAAGCGACGGTCCACGTTCAGGCCACGGTCCCCGGACAGATCAAGCTTCGTCGCGTTCAGCGGTACCGCGTTGCCGTCCCGGGTCAGCGCAATGCTCGTGCGCGTCCAGTCGTACGGGTAAGCCTCAAGGGGGTACTCCGGCGCGACAATGTCAGCCGCGTTCTTGGAGTGGGTCACGTCCCGGAAGTCAAAGCCGACCGTGAGAACAGAAGCCTCTTCGGTCTCAGCGGTCAGTTCCCACTCAGTGGCGACACAGCCAAGGTGCTTGTACGCAACCTTCGTACCGTCCACGGTGGGGCGAACCATCTGAGCCGAGAACGAAGGGGACTGCATGTCGGACGAAGTCTCAAACACCCATGTCCGCGTACCGTCCCCGTTGCTCGTCACGGTGGACTTGTCGAACGCGGCAGCGAAGAGAGAACCCGCCCCAGCGTCCAGAACGTCAATCTCAATCTCGCCTTCGCCACCCATGTTGACGATGTTCCGGCGGTCAGCGCGGTTGGTCTGCATACCGGCGCGGAAGCCGACAGACTCAATGAACTCACGGGTCGTCTTCCACGAGTCGGCGTGGCCTTCGTACCCCTCAACGGTGGTAGACAGCGTGCCGTACGTCGCTTCCTGCCCAATGCCAATGCTTGCGTCAAGCGCCATGCTTGCGCCCCCTTCTACTGATAGACGCGACCACGAACGCGGACGCGGACCGTAAGAGCGCTGAACGCTCCGTCAGTCGTCTCGGAAGTCTCGACTGAGGCTGACTCCGGCCGAAGGTCCACGAGCCCCGTGACAGCCGTTCTGTCCACCGTGGCGCACGCCTCAGCGATGCTGTCCCGCAGCACATACACGCCGCGCTCAGCGTCCACCGGGTTGCCCGGAGAGATGACGACCCCATGAACTTCCACGTAGCCCGTGACGTTCGTGGGCTTCCGGCCTTCTCTCATGCCGGCTGAGGCAAGGTCGTCGTCAGTCGTCGCGCCTAGCCACACCTGTTGCCGCCGGGAGTTGTCACCGGTCTCGGCATAGGTGCACTGGACTCCGGCCGGAACCGAAGCCTTGAGCCGATCGAACAGCGCGGACTTCGTGTCAAACATGAATGCCACGCTGTCCCCCTACATGAAAATGAACGGCAGACGCGCGCGGTACAGATTCAGCTTCGCGTTCACTTCCGGCAGCGAAGTCGGACGGAACGCACCACCGGCTTGCGCAAGCTGAATGCTTCCGAATTCGGATTGAAGCTGTAGCGCGCGGTCAGGGATACGGGACACGGTGTCAAGCACGTACTGACGCGCGATCGTGCGCACGCACCACCGGATAATTTCCGGAGTCGGGTTGTCCACGGTGTCCCACTTCTGCCCGCAGTAGACCTCAACGGTTTCAACCGAGAAGTCAATTGCTTCGGACAGAAGCGCGTCACTGAACAGGCCGGAGTCTTCCAAACCGTCCAGCGAGCGAAGCTCAGCAATGTCGGCGTATGCCATGTGATCCCCTCACGGGGAAGGGGAGAAACCTACTCTTGAGAGTGGGCAACTCCCCTTCCCTTCAAGCGGGATTAGGCACCCGCACCGATGGTCAGAACCTTCGCGGACCGCTCGTCAACAAGCAGACCGTCAGCGCGCTGAATGAACCGGTACACGACCTGATCGTTCAGGAACTTGTAGTCAACCGAACGCTCAACGCGGAGCGGACCGGCGAGACGCACGCGGTACTTGCTCAGGTCACCGAACAGAACCTTCGTCTCCGGAACACCGTCGTCGGTCAGGACCGGCTTGCCGTTGAAGGTGTCGGGAGCGCCGGCCACGAGACCGGAAGCCCACAGGTACTGACCGTTCGCGTCCTTGAGCTTGCGCATGAGCGCGGCAGTCTTGTCGGCCACAACGTACTTCGCGTCACGGCGGTAGGACTGAGTCAGCTCGTAGCTCAGGTCAATGAGCGCGTCGGCAACGACACCGTCAGCGGAGTCAAGCGCGAACGCGGCAGTGGCAGCGGGGGCAGAAGTGAAAATGCCCTTCGGCTGACCCGTACCGGTACCGGTCAGGAAGTGACGACCCATGCCGTCACCAATGGCCGGACCCGCGTCACCGACAAGGAAGCCGACAAGGTCAAGCGCCTGATCGGCAATGAACTCACTGGACACTGTGGACGCGTACGCGTACTTGTAAGCGCCCACGGAAACCTGAATGGTGCTCGGCGCACTCTCAGGAATGTTCCCGTTCTCGCCAACGATGGACGCGGAAGCGCGACCGGTGACAACAGTGAAGTCAATCGGCTCACCGCTGGACGTGGTCACGATGCTCGCACCGTTGCGCATGATCGTGGAACGCTCAACGGCCTGAGCGAGAAGCTGACCGAACAGGGTCCGGCTCAGAACGTTCGGGTTGCCGGGACGGTCCACAGCGCGGGACTCAACGTCACCGTGCTCGGAACGGAACTCAAGCATCTTGCCGAAGCCGTCAGCGCCACCCAGGTTGCGAAGCTGAGTCGCAGCGTCCGCAAGCTTGTCCTGAGTCTCACGCTTGCTGCCGGAGCCCTTGAGCCCCTGCATGAGCGAAGTGACGTTCTCAGTCGCAGCGAGAGCGTCAACGCCGCGCTTGATCCGACCGTCAAAGTCCGCAATGGCAGTGAGAAGGTTCGTCTCCTTCTCGCGTGCCTCAGCGGTCATGTCCTTGCCGGCGAACTCGTCGGTCAGGGAACGAAGCTCGTGGGTCGCACGCTCACGCGCCTCAAAGTTGGCGCTCAGGGTCTTAGCGTCCATGCTCAGACACCATCCTTACTGAGCGCACGGAGAAGCGCGCGCTCGTTGAAATAAGAAACCGGCTCCGATGTGTCGGAAGCCGGTGGGTCGTTTCGCTCTTCGGATTCGGGCGGAGGGGGAGCGAAGTCCCCTATGCCTAGCGCCTGTTCGACGGAGCGAAGCGCTGCCTGAGTAGTCGGGTAAGCCGGGTTCACCACCGGGCCGACTTCGGCAACGTCCATGGCCGTGATCTCCCGAACAGGAAGACCGGTCTCAGGGTCGTCGTCGTCTGCCCGACGCTGCCCACCGTCCAGCACACGGAAGGTGAAGGAGCTACCGCGAAGGTCACCGCGCTTGAGGAGAGCGGCAACGTCACGGCCGGTCGTGGTGTCGGGAAGGTCAATCTCGTAGAACCCGCCCTCACGGTCTTCACCGACCCGGAGCGTCCCCGCACCCGTCCGCCCAAGAAGGGCATTGACGTTGTGGTTGAACGTGGCAAGTACGTCGTTCTGCCGCAGCGACGGAGCACCCGCACCCGGAACGATCCGCTCTCGGAACCCGCCCAGGTCGTGACTCAGCTCGTTGAAGCGGTAGGCGTAACCGCGCATGACGATCTCGCCGTTGTCCGCCTTGCGCTCTTCCGGTGGGCTGACCGCGAACCTACGCTCAAGGTCAGTCATCCGTACCCCCTTCGTCAGCCGGCTCTTCGGTCGGCTTCTGTTCGTCCGGCGCGTCTTCGGCCGGTGGCTCAATGGCAGGGGGCTGAACAACGGGCTCAGGCTTCGGCTCGTCCGTCGTCACGTCCTCAAGATTGAGGGGGACGCGGTAACCCTCACCCTTGCCGTCAGGCAGCGGGGGAAGGTCTTCGGCATGACGCACTTCGTCAATGCTGTAAATGCCGTTCTGCAAGCCGAGACTGTAAAGCTCCATGCGTTCCTTCGGAGCGCCACGCTTGATCTCGTCAAGGTCGAACTTGACGAACCGGAAGCGGTCGGCAGACTCCGCGTACAGAAGGCGCGTGAACCCTGCCTCAATGCGCTCAAGCCACGGGCGCAAAGAGAACATGCTGAATGCGATGTTCTGTTCAGCGAGACCGGAGCCCCACGAAGTGGAGTTCGTAGCGTCGCTGATCAGGTGAGGCGGAACGCCGAAGATCCGCGCAATCTCAGGAACCTGAAACTGTCGCGTCTGCAAGAACTGTGCTTCGTCCGGCGACATGGCAACCTTGCTGAACTTCGCACCTTCGGTGAGAAGCGCAACCCGGTGTGCGTTGTCTACGCCCGTGTTCGCTGTGCGCCACGCTTCACGCGCGCGCTTCAAGCCGTCCTCAGACATGGTGCCCGGGACTTCAACCACAGCCCCAGGGACAGCCCCGTTCGCAAAGAACTTGCTTCCGTACTTCTGTGCAGCGAGAGCAAGACCGATGGACTCACGCGCGTACGTGATCGGGGAACAGCCGGCGAACTCACCCGGCAGCATCATCCCTGGGATATGGAGAATGTCCCGGGGAGTGAACCACCCAAGAGCGACTTCGTTACCGTCGTCGTCAACGTCGAACGCCTCAAACACCTTCCGGCGCTGACCGTCCACCATGACCATGTGCGGGATAATCGACGTGGGGTCAAGCACGTCAAGCCCCACGATGTTCGGTCCCTGCCAACGAACGGCAAGGTACGCGTTCCCGTCAAGCAGAAGACTGAGAACGGTCTGAGACAGAATGTCAATCCGCCCCATGCCCCCGGGCTCAGCGTTCGGATAGTCCAGCCAATCAGGGGACGTGATCGAACGCTGAGACCCACCACGCTTCGTGTACGTGGACACGGGGAGCGTGGCAATCGTCTCCGACAGAAGGCGGACACAGCCGAAGACCGCGCTCACCTGTAGTGCGTCGGATGCGGTCACCCGCTCACCGGAAGCAGCGGTAAGGCTGCCGTACACGGTGGGGTCGTAAGGAACCCACTCACGCGCTTCGGTCGGGGTCTCCTTCGGGCGGATCAGGTCAGACCAGAAACCCACCGGGTCCCCCTTCCTGCCTACTCTTGAGAGTGGGCTAGTCGAACATCCCGGCTTCACCACCGATGATGTGAACGCCTTCGTCGTCTTCGTACGTGGCGAGAATCGCCGTGTTGACGAAAGCCCCGTTGTCTTCGCGCCACATCACAGCGCCGTGAACGGCAAGGATCATGGCAACGGCAAGGTCGATCTTTCGCCGGCTGGACGCGTGCTCTTTCGTGATTCGCGCACCACGTGCGTCTTCACGGATCACGGCGTTACCGATGTGCCGGGCAAGGGACGGGTTACCGTCGTGGCTCATCCGACCGTCACGAGCCGCGTCGTACACGGCCTGAGTAGCGGGCACCATGCGCGCGAGTGAGTTCGTCGGGAAGGCTTCTACCGGGTAACCCTCAGCCTCAAGATTCTCAAGGGTCTCTTCCCAACGGTACGGGTCAGCAACGAGATTCACGACCCGGTACGTGTCCAGTGCTTCACGCAGCGACTCACGTACGTCGGGCATGGGCACGCGCCAATGAGCATCCCCTTGAGGGGCTTCCCAATGGCCTAGGACGAACACCCGAAGGTCTTCAACCCTGCAAGCCACGAGCGCCGTACTGTCACCCTTCCACGAGCCGTCAAAGCCCAACACAACGGCTTGCCCGGGTAGAAGGTCGTCATCCTCCGCAAGGCTGTCCCACAGCCCGTGAGGCAGCCACGTGGACGCGCCACGGACGAACTGACTGAGTCGGTAGATCCGGAAGGACGCTTCCGTACTGCGCTGAGCGGCAGCCTTGAAGTCGTCTTCGTTCAGGATCTCGAAAGACGGGTTACACGCCTTCCACACTTCGGGGTCAAGATGGTCAACGGTGTCACCGATGCGGGGACCCCACGAGCGATAGAACAACGTGGGGTCATTGACCTCACCGGAGTTCACACGCTCACCGGTCTCGCACAGCGCGGCGAACGGTCCGTCAGGATCAGGGCCGGCGGTCGATACAACCCACGTCATGGGTTGGTTACGAGCGGCTGACCCCAGCGTGAGCGCGTCGAACAAGTCGGCGTTCTTACTGAACGCGTACTCATCCAACGAGACCGCAACCGGGTTCAATCCCTGTTGCCGTCCAGCGTCCGCGCTCACGACCCGGTACGTGTTGTCCTTGTACCGGATAATGTCCCGCTGCACGTCGCACACGGCGCTGAGCTTCGGGGACGCGTTGACCATCTGCTTCGCAGCGTCGAAAACCATTCGCGCCTGATTGCGGTCATTGGCTGCCGCGATCACCTGCCGCTGTGCGTCCGCACGATCCGCGATCAGGTGGTAAAGCATGATGGCTGCCGCAATCGTGCTCTTCCCGTTCTTACGGGCAATGCACACGACAGCCATTCTGTGCTTGCGCTTCCACTGACCAAACGCGTCTTGCTCAAGGCGGTACGCGTCAACGAGTAGTTCCTTCTGCCAAGGAAGGAGCTTGAAGCGTTGGCCGGCGAACGAGCCGGTCAGGTAGCAGAACTCTTCAATCCACTTCGTGACGCGGTACCCCTCCGAAGGGAAAGGAGCGTCAGCGGGAATGTGCCGAGAGATGACCGGATCAATCTTGCCCACCGGTCACCGCCTCAGAAGTCTTCGGGTCCCGCTTGAACCTTGCGGGCTTCGGCAGCCACGATCCCGAGACGCATACGAGCTTCGGGCGTGAATCCAATGACGGTCTCGATAGCGCGAAGTTCCTTCTCCGTGCTTTCCACGTACCGCATTGCCGGGTGCACAACAGGCTGACCCGTGCTGCCAATCGTCATGAGACCGTCAGCGTCCACAGCGTCCATGAGCTGAGAGCGTCGGTCGTACAGCTCCGCATACCGAAGAATCAGGTTGCGGTCAGTGTCGGGGGAGTACGCGCCGGAGCCGGCTTGCCAGACAGCGCGCCACACTTCCTTACCCGTTGACCCCAGGTGACCCGGAGCGCGGGGAGCACGTCCTTCGTACACAATCGGTGCCTCAGCCTCAGCGGCGTAGTTGGCGTTCCCGGTGCGTAGCTCAGGGCTCTTAGCGTGGCTCATGGCACCCCCTAACGGAGCGTTCATCCCCCTTAGCGGGTGCCTTCGTGGCGGGTACAAAGTGGGGCATTCAGTCGGTGACCCCAGGTGAGCGCCGTGACGCTCCGTCCAAAATCGGCCCTACACCTAGCGTGCGTTTTGCGAGC